CTCAGTGTTTCCACCAAGGCCAGATAATTCCATGACCTTGTTAGATAATTTGTTTAATTCTTCGATAGGGAATGTATCGAAGTCGTCGTCTGATAATTCATCAGCACCTATTACTGCTACTTTAATTATGTCACGAAGGAGTCCGATTTGTGCTTTCGCATCGTCTGAATCGCCTACTTTAGCGATTACTTTCTGAAGGTCTAATATTTCACCTACAGTAAGTTTCTTGACTTCTACTTTGTCGCCCATGAATGGGACTTTTTCTGTTATTGTTTTTCCAACGAGATGTTTCATTGTTTTATTCCTCTAATTTAATTTATCTTTTTCTGAAAATAGTTCTGGGTTATTTGCTTGAAAGTCGTCCAACATCTTTCGTACTGTATGCAACACACTTAAGGTTTCCATAATTTCACGACCTGTTGTAGACTCGTTATCGAAGTCTTTAAATCTTTCAAATGATTTTCTAATACTTATATCAACACTTCTGCGCATGTGGCGGAAAGTTGTCCTCATGACAAAAGCTTTACTGAATGGTTTATCCATTGTTAACTCTCTTGTTTAGTGAGGCTCCCCCGAAGAGGAACCTCGTTATTCTATTAGCTAGCCGCTAGTGTAGCTGGGCCAAAGAAATCTGATTGTGCTGACAAAGTAACAGTTGCAGTTGTTGCGTCTGTTAATGCAGGGTTAACCAAGATTGCTTCAACTTTACCTAAAAAGTAAAACTCTGTGTTGTCTTTAGCCAAAGTCGCTGATGCGCCTTCGTCTTCAGTACAAGCAGTAGCAGTCATCATGAAACGGAATACACAGTTAGTGCCGATTAAAGCGTGCATGTCTGTCATGTCGTCTGCAACGTAGTTTACAGTGATTTCTAAAGTAGGTGAGTCAGCTTGACCCTGTACTTGTGAAGATGTAGCTTGACCATAAACAGGAACGTTTACGATGTTTGCTGGTGTACCGATTGCTGGGAATTCACGTACTGAAGGCATACGGACGTGGTCTGCGTCTGCAGTTCCGTCAACTGTGCCTACGAATAGTGCCGCACATTCTGCTACTGTATTAGTAGAAGCAGGGATTGTGCCTTTAAAGATGTCTAGGTATGTAAAGATACCTGCACCCAATGATGAAATATGTGCCATTTGTTATTCTCCGTAATGTGTAAATGGAATTATGTAAGATGCACTATAAAGTGCTTTGTTAGAAGGGTCTAAACCCTCCACTGTTAAATATGATGTTCCTAGCTTTGTACCGTTAGATAGTGTTTTATTGTCAAGAACGGTGTCAAGTAAGTTGGCTATTGCCATTAGTCTTCCCTGACCGTCACCGGCCTTAACGAATATTTTTACCGCTACGAGACCTGTGGCCTCTTTACTAACTCCAAACGCATAGTTTCTACTAGATGAAGGAAGTACATTCATCAGGACGTACTCAGTATTAGAGTCCTTATTACCTAGATAATTCATAGGATAAGTCTTAATATTGTTTGTTGTCCATGCTGATGAGCCGAATACTGTCTCAACATCCCTAAGTATTAAGTCGTACATTATGTTTTCTCCCTAGTTAATGACAATGTTATTACAAAGCCATCATCCATAAAGTCAGTTACATTGTAGACTGCAGTACCTATTGTTAAAGTATCATAACCATCAACAACAACGTTAGACTTCATTAAGGCTTTCGATTGGAAAGCGCCGTCAGAAGATTTATCGGTTGTTTCTAGAAATACTTTAACTGCTTGAGTAGTTGTGGTTGTTACTGTTTGCCCTGTGGCAAAGTCATAACTTCCTGCGTTTTTGTTGGATAAAGTAGCAGAGACCGCTAAGTCTCCTATAGCCGCAAAAGCCTTATCTACTGCCGCACTCACTTTAGCTTTGAGTGACATTAGTTAGCCCTCCACCAACCAGCTCCCTGACCTACTGAACCTTTAACTAGTAAGGGTCTTATAGATTTAGTTGCTTGTGTTGACTTAATTGGAGTTCTAGTAACGTCGCCGTTGCTATCTGATATTGAGATTGAACCAACAGAGATACTCTCAAAAGTCTGAGTAGTACCCATTAGTAAATCTTCGTTATCAATTAAGTGTAGTGCTTGTTCGTATATAGAGACTTTAACACGACTTGGAACCTCGTTTTCAGCTATAGTAACAGTCATCCCTAATCGAGAATCATTGTATATAGCGTTCTTACGAGGCCAAGCCAAAGCTTGTGAGGAACTAACAGCAGAACCAATCCAAGAATTGTCATCTATCAACAGTGTTGCAGTGACAAGAGCTTGTTCCTTGATTTCATCGTCAGCGTCAAACCAGTTGGCACTGTCAATACGTGTCTCAAGGTAGTCATCAGCGTCTGCGATTTCTACATA